GATAGACGTATCAAAAGATACATTAGTGAGGATTTCCCTCACGTCCAGATGCAAGCTCTGGCAGAGCCGGGTGCAAAGTCCCGGTCCCTTGGTAAAAACCAAGGATGGTTTACATTGACATGTAAAATCATGAGATTCATGATTGAACCCATCCTGGCAAAGGATGGTAGAGGCCGTATTGGTCTCCGATCCACAAATAAAATGTGGTCATTCCTAAAATTCTTAGGGAAACAGAAAGATTATTCTGGTGAACTTTGGCTTCAAAGTACTGACTATAAAGCCAGTACAGACTATATCAGTCTGTTAATGCTCTCCGCAATGTGGGAGCCGTGTTTTGAACAAACACCAAAGGGACATCCGTTCCTGGTTTACAAGGATCTTGTAACCTGTAGAAGAAATCTACATTTTTCTGGGAAATTTTCAGAATGTTGTCCGACTGACAACACCCACAGGTGTGGGTCTTTCATGGGAGAACCCATGAGTTTCATGAGTTTAACACTCATTAATCTCGTCATCGAAGAGATAACTAGTTTCAATTGGAAACTTGGGAAACAATTTCCCTTTGAACCTATTGTTCAATTGGTCTCAACTGACCCGATCGCCATATGTGGTGATGACTTTGCATCAATTCGCAAAGATAAAGGAATAATCCTTTTATTTAAACAGGTCACTGAATCTGTGGGTATGAAACTCTCATACAAAGACGGCATTTCTCGCCGTATCCTCATCTTTTGTGAGGATCATATCCTTAAAACGGATGAACATAAATTCCTTTATGTAGATGTCGTTAAATCACGACTTCTGACGACAATGTGCCGTCAACACTCTGAGAATCGGAGTTCTATCCTCGGAAAAGGGAGGATGCTAACGAATCAGTTAGACTATTTTGACGATCAAGTCATAAAGATTTTCATAATAAAAATATTCGATTTAACTTTCGATCGTTCACATAATTATGTGATGAAGGACATGACATTGCCCTATTATCTACCACCTTCTTGTGGTGGGATGGGTTATCCCATCGAACATTCGGTGATTCCGGATTCAGCCTATGTATATATAGGATATATCTTCAAATTAATGGAGATTCCGGATCTAATGACCCGGTATAGTTCTGTTTTAGAACTTCAAACCCTCAATAAGAGGAATAAACACGGAATAGACAATTCCGATAATATCGTTTCGGTATTTAAAACCCTAGCAAATCGGGGTTCACCCTTCAAAAAACACGAAGGGATAATTGAGGAGTTCTCAATTAATACGTTATATGATATTAACGATATAAGCAAATTGCTTGTCTCTTTCGGGGTAGATATCCCGAATGATCCATATACTAATGGATTTGACCGAGATTCGGTCAGGAACGAGGCACAACGCTTCGGAATTATCCCTTTCCAGGAATATCTCACTCAGATCGAGCGTACTCTTAATTTTCAAGAGTTTCTAAAGGACGAGACTGTCCTTCGGTCCCAAAGGACCTTCGAACAATGGATTCGACGTTCCGGAAAATTCTGGAAAAGAGAAGTATTCTCTAAGCCTTTCCTATTCAGGAAAGAACTTGCCGATCTAGGCAGGGAAAAATTCAAAGATTTGAATTCTCTTGACCGTATGGTCAGCCGTCAATTCGACGGATATATATTTCCAGGAACCTGGATGACTCTAGCAGAAGCTGGACCAAGTCTACAAATAGACTATCGTGTACTTAAAACACGGCCTCAAGTAAAATTCTTGAAAATGCACCAGTCGGTGTCATTGGGAGATGTGATATCTCCGGTTCTGCGTGAAAACGCAGAAGATTGGGAGACTTCCTGAG